TTATTTCACTTCGACGATATCCAGTCGGTTACTGATATCCAGTTGTTCATCCTCTTCCGGCTGCCAGCCCACCGGTTGCATCGGAATCTCATCGCGGTCAAATGCCAGATCGCCGCCGTCCACCACGTCGCTACCGTGGGTGATGGCTTTAAAGTCAAACAGGTTGATGTCGCTGAGGTGCGACGGCACCACGTTTTGCATGGCGCTGAACATGGTCTCAATGCGCCCCGGGTAGCGTTTATCCCAGTCGCGCAGCATATCGGCGATCACCTGGCGCTGAAGGTTAGGCTGCGAGCCGCACAGATTGCACGGAATAATCGGATACGCTTTCGCTTCGGCAAAGCGCTCGATGTCTTTTTCGCGGCAGTAGGCCAGCGGACGGATGACGATATGTTTGCCGTCATCGCTCATCAGCTTCGGCGGCATGCCTTTCATCTTCCCGCCGTAGAACATATTCAGGAACAGGGTTTGCAGGATGTCGTCACGGTGATGGCCGAGCGCGATTTTAGTGGCACCCAGTTCCGTGGCGGTACGATACAAAATACCGCGCCGCAGACGGGAGCAGAGCGAACAGGTGGTTTTGCCTTCCGGGATTTTATCTTTAACGATCCCGTAGGTGTTTTCTTCGACGATTTTGTACTCAACACCGATGCTTTCCAGATATTGCGGCAGCACGTGCTCCGGGAAACCCGGCTGTTTCTGGTCGAGGTTAACCGCCACCAGGCTGAAGCTAATCGGTGCGCTTTGTTGCAGATTGCGCAAAATCTCCAGCATGGTGTAGCTGTCTTTGCCGCCCGACAGGCAAACCATAATCCGGTCGCCGTCTTCGATCATATTGAAATCGGCAATGGCTTCGCCGACGTTACGGCGCAGGCGCTTCTGGAGTTTGTTCAAATTGTATTGTTGTTTCTTTGTAACTTCTTGTATTTCATTCATTATTTCTACATCCAAAATCACAAAAGGGCATCAGAGGGGCATAATCGCTAAATTTTCAGCTTTGCGTTTAGCATACTGATTTGCTCGCCGTTCATGTCATCAATCCATGCACCATAAATCTCATAAACCATTTGCGCGTTCTCATGGCCCATCTGGCTAGCAATAAACGATGGATTTGCTCCAGCAGAAAGTAACCAACACGCATAAGTGTGGCGTGTATGGTACGGATTGCGACGCCGAATGCCAGCACGTTTTACTGCAGAGTTCCAAAGATCGCCCAACGAGGAAAGTCCGTAATGTGGTTTTTGCTCACCTAATTTAACCCGGGGCTTAAACACGAAATGCAAAAGCTGTTTTTCAGTGCGACGGAATTCTCTGTGATGAAATGTTATCTCAGTTCTAGGATGTGCAGCAGTGAGTTTTGCCTGCTCTCTCAAAGCATCTAGGGCCGGCGCTAAAAGACTGATCGTTCTTATTCCAGCCCTTGTTTTTGGTGGACCAAATGTACCCAGTGAGGTCAGGTTGCGTCGTACCCGTACTGATCCCGCTTCAAGGTCGATATCTTCCCATGCAAGAGCTGCAATTTCGCCATGCCGTAACCCCGAATAAATGGCGAATTGCCATAAATTTCGTTTTTGACCTTTTAGTGTATTGAGCAGGATTTCAAATTCCTGACGCATTAACGGGTCCGGCTTGGCGCGACTTTTTTGTAGCTTTTTAATGTCATCAAAAGGTTTACTGGTTATGAACCCGCTTCGGTAAGCGAACCGCAACAACGAACAGAGTAACGAGGTGTAGTTGTCTACCGTTCTGACGCTTCTGCCTCTTTTATTGGCTCTTTTTTCGACATCGTATTTCGTTTCACCATAGAGCAACTCATTGCGATAACTCAAAATATCGCTATGGCTAATTTGGTTGATTGGTGTTTCCTGCCCAACGATTGCTAATAACGTTCTAAGCTGGGATGCCGTTTTTCTTAAGGTGTTCGCTGTTAGTTCTGCCTGACGAGCTTCGAACCAAACGTCCGATAATTCTTTATAACTGACCACATTGCGTGTTGAGTTAAATTTTTCAGCGCGTTTTGAGCCGGGAAAACGACGTTTGTAGTCAAACTCACCAAGATTAATCTCACTCACGATTAGCGCACGCAGATTACCTGCTTTTTTAATATTGGAATTTGTATGCGCCCAACCTTTCAAGACCTCACGACAGCGCACACCACAATAAATGAACCAGATGCAAATGCTGTTATTACGTACTTCTACTCCAGTGGGTAGTGACATCATGAGTCCTGAACAAACTGATTAATTTTTGGAAAGTTATACCAGGTTATTCCACGCTTTGTTTTCTCCCCTGACGGAGAAATGCGTTTGAAATGCACCCCTTCCACCCAACAACCCTGGCGATACTTCTCGATCTGACGGGTATCAAGACCGGTTTTTTCCATCAACCTCTCCTGTAATACCCACTCTTCGTTAAAAATTACCTGTGCCATCTTTCACCTCAGGTACCGCATCCAAAGACCATCTGATAATATGATCTCATCGGTCTGAACAGCCGGTAAACCTGCTGCGCCACGGAGTGAACACCATGGCGCACTTGCAATTAATCAAGCAATTATCAGGAATCCTGATCCCCGCCACGCCGGAGACCAGCGACTTTTTGCATTCAAAACACTGGCAACATATTGAAGATTCAGGTGTTGTCAACGTCGATTTGCCACACCTGTATAAAGTTTATCCGCGCACCTACAACTCCTGGCGAGGAATGAAGGATCGCTGCAACAATCCTAACCATTCCATGTATTCATATTATGGCGGTAAAGGGATTGCGGTATGCGCTGGTTGGCACCTCTTTAAAAACTTTCTGTCCGACATGGGGGTAAGGCCTGTTGGGCATGTAATCGATCGTATTGATTCCTCTCTCGGCTATTTTCCGACGAACTGTCGATGGGTTACTAATTCGCAAAGTGGTGCAAATCGCCGCGGATGGAGTAGCGCTGGATTCAAAGGAGTATACCAACGTAAAAGCGGCCGGTTTGCAGCAGTGATGCATGTTGGCTCATCGACCCTCACGCTGGGAACGTTCGATACCCAAGAAGAAGCAGCCAGAGCATACGACTCAGCAGCATATCTTCGTTTTGGCGAGTTTGCGGTGCTTAATTTCCCCGGGGAGGTCAGAGAATGACATTTCCCAAAGACGGTATTCGCCTGCATAAAACCAACTTTTCAGCAATTGGGCAACAGCTCATGCCACTACTCGAGAGTGGGGATTGCTATCGCCTGATACTCAAGCCGTGGCGTGAAAAGCGCAGCATTCCGCAGAATAGCCTGAGTCATATGTGGTACGCCGAAATCAGTGAATATCTCATCAAATCCGGACGTATAGACGCAACGCCAGGATGGGTTAAGCGGAATCTGAAAAAGACTTTTTTAGGTTGCGAAGAAGTCACCTACACCGATTTTGTCACCGGTGAAACAACAACAGTCTGGGAGCCTCGACATACCGCTGATCTCGATACGGGCGAAATGCACATCTTCCTTGTCAAGGTTGAAATGTGGTGCGCTCAGTTCGGCCTTGCCCTGACCATTCCGCACGGCTGCGAGTTCCAGCAGCTGCGCGATGAGCAGGAGGCGTGATGAAGAAACCTCGTCGAAAATGCATCCACTGCAAGGAGTGGTTCCACCCGGTTCGTGATGGGCAGGTTGTCTGCTGCTACGTATGTGCCAGCGCTGTAGGCAAAGAGCAGACCGCGAAGAACCAGGCCGACGCTATGCGTGCTGAGAAGAAGCGCCAGCGCGTAGAGGAGAAAGAGCAGCGGGCACGCCAGGCGGAACGGCGACAGGCAGTTAAGCCACTCAGCTATTTCATCAAACAGGCCCAGCAGGCTTTTAACGAATTCATCCGGTACCGGGATCGTCACATGCCGTGCATCAGCTGCGGCCGCTACCATGACGGTCAATATCACGCCGGGCATTACCGTACGACCGGTGCCAATCCGGAGCTGCGCTTCAATGAGGACAATTGCCATCGCCAGTGTGCCCCATGCAATAACCACCTCTCCGGCAACCTGACGGCCTACCGTCCGGCGCTAATCGCCAAAATCGGCCAGGCCCGCTTTGATGCCCTGATGGGCCCGCACGAATTACCGAAATGGAAACGCGACGACTACATCCGCATCCGCGATGAATACCGCGCAAAGCTCAGACAACTCAAACAGCAGGAGGCCGCATGACTACCGAAAATTATTATCAGATTGGCTGGGCCGCCCTGTTGGCGCTCGGGTACATACGGGACTGGTACGCAACGAGAGAGGGAAAGCGGTGAACAGAGAAAATTACAAAACAGATGTTATCCGCCTACGCTGGCAGCGCCTGAGGATTTACCGCTTTCGCGGATCGGTTGTGACGGATTACCGCATATTGAGAAATTACATTAAAACAGCAATGAGGGTTGCCGGATGAATCTGGAGTCATTACCGAAGTACTATTCGCCTAAATCCCCAAAGCTGAATGATGAAGCTCCAGCTACTGGTGGTGATGCACTATCCATTACCGATGTTATGGCTGCCCAGGGCATGGTGCAGGCCGAGGCCCCGTTAGGTTTTAACCTGTTCCTGGCAAAGATGGGCATTCAGGATCCGCAGCCAGCTATCGAAGGGCTGATGAATTACGCGCTGGCGTTAAAAAACCCGGTATTGAATAAGCTAAGCGAGACAACACACCGTGAGATCGTCAGTTGTCTGGTCAGGTTTGCCTATGCAGATTATTCCCGTTCGGCGGCAAGTAAATCAATTTGCCCTCAATGCGAAGGAGCGGGCCAGATCTCCATTGAGAGTGTGACGCGAAAAGTTACCTACCCCTGGGGAAAAGCGCCTTACTGGGCCAGCAAATCCCGTGCCGTTCGTCCATCGGATTGGGAGCGCTGGACAGAGGTTAAAAGCATCGAGAAAGTTAAATGCGACCATTGCAACGGGAAAGGGGAGGTAAGCACCGCCTGCCGTGGCTGTAAAGGTAAAGGTACCGTGCTGGATGAAAAACGCACCAAACTGCTGGGCGTGCCCGTGCAAAAGGTATGCGGTCGCTGTAATGGCCACCGCTTCAGCCGCGTTCCCACCAGCCTTGCCCGCGCGGTTGTAGAGCAGTTAGTGCCCGATCTGACCAAGCATCAGTGGTACAGCGGCTATGCCGCCGTCATTGATAAATTGGTTACAAAGTGCTGGCAGGAGGAGGCTTACGCCGAGACACTTTTGCGGAAAGTCACAAGATAGAAGCATTTTTGTGGATTATCGAGGCGCAATGCTTGCATAATTCGGAAAAAGTGGTTAGGATTTTTCCAACGATGGGCATTGTATGTCAACGTTAAGAAACCCGCCGCCGTGCGGGTTTTTTTATGGACGTAATTTAACCAAAGAGGCAATGAAACTGTGAATTCGTTAAGGTAGAATCGACAAATTGTCATCACCAAGCGAAGAAATTCATGGGATTAAAATTTCAACCGCCAGTTAGATCTGTTTTGATGTGTGATTTTCGTGGGCTGGTTACTCCTGAAATAGTAAAGGTTCGCCCTGTTATAGTTGTGGCGAGAAATAAGTATAATAATCAGTTGGTCACAGTTGTTCCTATCAGCACCACGGAACCAAATTTGTTAAGGGAATGCCATCATAAGTTGGCATTAAATCCCATTCCCGGCAACGAGCATATTGCTTGCTGGGCAAAGTGCGACATGGTTATGACAGTTTCACTAGCCCGACTCGATCGCATAAAAACAAAAACTTGGGAAGGACGTAGTTATATTGTTCCTCAATTAGCTATGGAAGAGTTTGAAAGAGTTAAGCGTGCGGTTCTTCATGGTATAGGGATGTCCTACTTGATCAGATAGTGCTGCTTACAATTGCTGGTAATTGTCTGTAGTTGACTTATGTTTAGCATTCACTAATACTGTTGCTGTACCCTAATGGGACTTGTGAGACTTTCGAAAGAAAGCCAGGAGCGGCAAGATGGTGATGACAAGCCTGCTGCCCCTGTGTAAGGCACCTTAACCGGTGCCTTTGTCGTTTTAATACCCGCCATCGAGCGGGTTTTTTTGTCTCAAATCCGCATCAGCATTCGAATCATTTTGTGAGCCGATTAACTCGCTTATTCGGCTCAAGCCTTATACAAATGCCACAGCAGCGAGGCGTCCACGCGCTATAAAGAAACAGTTGACGTTATTTCGGATCAAGAATGAGAGATAAAAAAATTTCTCATTTACAGTTTTTCGTTATCTTTAGATGGGGGAAGTGCTAGGCTCAGATACCTTTTCTTTATCTGGCATTCCAATGCGCACTCCCCGTACCTTCTATCCGATCCCGATGCTTATAAAGCACACCCAGCCATCCGGATCGGAAAAACTTTATCCAGTTCTTGTCTCTGACGTAACAGACTCTGAGGGCACCAGGTACGCAAGGTACCCGAATGGAGCTGAAGTGCGTATGTCAGAATTACGTTTTATTCAGCTTGAGTTTGCCCAGGCAGATCTTCCCAACCTTGCGGCAACACCTCTTCCGGAAGAGGTTATTAAGCGCGATATGCTGCATTAACATCTAAAAATCATTCTCAATTGAGGCTCACTTCGGTGGGCCTTTTTTATTTCCCCTCATTCCTGAGAGGACTCACCACTAACGAGGGGGCGTAATGTCCGAACCTTTTTCCGGTACCGCAGCCGCTGGTAGTGCGCTGACCGGCGCCAGCATTTATGGGCTGCTGACCGGCACTGATTACGGCGTGGTGTTCGGCGCGTTTGCCGGGGCCGTGTTTTACGTGGCCACCGCTGCCGACCTGACGATTTTTCGCCGCTCCGCGTATTTCGTCGTGTCGTATTTCGCTGGTGTCTATGGCTCCGGGCTGGTGGGTTCGTGGCTGGCGAGCATAACTGGCTACGCAGACAAGCCATTAGACGCGCTCGGCGCGGTGATCCTGTCTGCCGTGGCAATCAAGACGCTGACATTTTTCAGTGAACAGGACCCGTTGAAACTGCTGTCCCGGTGGAGAGGGGGAACCAATGGTAACTAACGATCCGCTGGTGCTGACCAACGTGGTGGCCTGCGCCGCCATTGTTCTGCGCCTGATGATGTTCCGTAAGCCAGGTGGGAAACACAACCCGTGGGCGTCATGGTTGGCCTACCTGATAATTCTGGCATATGCGTCTGTGCCGTTCCGGTACCTGTTCGATTCGTATCTGCATACCCACTGGGCAACCGTGACAATCAACCTGATTATCTGCGCCGCCGTGTTCAGGGCACGGGGGAATGTGGCGCGGCTCTTCTATGTCCTGAGGTCGGAATGAAACAATCACAATTTCAGCAGGCGGCTGGTATAAGCGCCGGATTAGCTGCGCACTGGTTTCCACATATCGACGCGGCAATGAAAGAATTTGGCATCACTGCACCGACTGACCAGGCGATGTATATCGCCCAGACCGGACACGAGTCCGTGAGTTTCTCCCGGCTGGTGGAAAGCATGAATTACAGCGTTGCAGGACTGGCTGATTTCGTGCGCTTTGGGCGGCTTAGTCGGGACCAAGCAAACGCGCTGGGCCGCCGTTCGTATGAAAAGGTGTTACCGCTGGAGCGCCAGCGCGCTATTGCCAATCTGGTGTACAGCAAACGCTTGGGCAACAAAGCACCGGGTGATGGCTGGAAATATCGCGGGCGCGGCCTGATTCAGATCACCGGTCAGGATAATTACCGTCGGTGTGGCGCCGCGCTGAAACTTGATCTGGTCTCCAGCCCCGAACTGCTGGAGCAGGACCGCAACGCGGCGCGTTCGGCGGCATGGTTCTACGCCGCTCATGGATGCCTGCTTTACTCCGGTGACCTGGCCCGCGTCACGCAAATCATTAACGGCGGTCATAACGGGCTTGAAGACCGGCGGCAGCGTTATAACCGGGCGCGGAGTGCGCTGGTATGAAGTGGCGATACGTTCTGCTGGCGCTGGTGGTAGCAGTCTCCGCCACTGCGCTGATTTCATGGCGTTCTGGATGGAATGCCCACGCCGACCATATCAACGCGCTGGCGGCGGATAAGAAAGATAAGGCTGAGAAAACCATCCAGCCGGTAGAGAAGAAAGCTGCTGCGGCCAGTGCCGAAGCAAAGGTGATTTACCGGACCATAACCCGCGACGTGGTGAAATATGTTCAGTCTCCGGATCGTACCAGGTGTGATTTTGATGATGAGTCTGTGCGGCTGCGCCAGCGTGCCATCGACGCTGCCAACGCCATCAGCGGATTTGATGCAGGAGCCGTGCAGGGCAAGTGATGCTGGTGCAAACAGCGACGCAGACCTGCAGGCGGATATCGAAACGGCAGAATGCCTACGCCAGCTGCGACTCGACAAGTACCGCTGGCAGGCCTGGTATAACGCAGCGAAATGAATAAAAGGAATAATTGATAGCGAGGCGTGTTGGTGTGACTTAAGCGGCAATAATTGCTTTAAGCCATGCTTTGAAATGTGCTTACCTTTATCAGCGGCTAAAATATTATATATAGCTTTATTACTTTATGTGGTAGTCACATCTTATGCCGTCATTTGTCTTACGACTTTAGGCGGCTTTTTTTGTTTGGTTTAAATATACCGCAGACCTAAACATTAGGTTGTTAATGAATATGAAGCATTGCGAGATTTTGCTCGTAGAGAAAAAAGGTTGCACAATTCTTGTATATGGTGAGTGGCATGAGGATGGTCACAGGCACAGGGGACTGATCTGTAAGGTGTATCGCATCCGAGGATTGTATATCCGATGCCATCCCTGCACTGGTGTACCACTGGGCGTTCATACTTCGCTTGAAGAATTAAAAAAACACCTGACTAATAATTCGGTGTAGCCAGAAATTTGTTCTAATTTTAAAATGTGGTGAATCCCCCTGTGCGGAGGGGCGTTCCAGAAGATTACCGAAAGGTAACCTCTCAGTACGCGGGAACAGATTCTGGAGCTGTTCTCACCGGGAGGCACCCGGCACCACACTTCTTTAATAACCACCTCATGTGGTTACAGATCCCGACAAACAGCCTCGCTTATGCGGGGCTTTTTATTGCGCTTCGTACGCACATCAATAATCAAGGTAACACTATGGTTGATAGCTCAATGCAACGGCCATACGGGCTGTCGGTTCGATGGCGTGAACACGCGAATCAATGCTGTCAGCAATCAGACTGGACAGGGCAGTCCGGCTGGAGGGAGCAATACAGGGATTGTCCTGACTGCGATTAACACAGCCGCGTACGACTGAACCTTTAATTTTTACAGCTGATAACCCCGCTCCGGCGGGTTTTTTATTGCCTATTTTCAGGAGACACCATGTCCGCAGGAACGTTAACTCTTACGAATAACTCAGATGGCCGCTGTGTCGATTTGCGTGTCGAGATGCCGGAAAACAGTCTGTGGAATGTCGAGCAGGCACGTCTGGCGGAGGAGATGCGCGCAGAATATGAGCGCCAGCAACGCGAGGCGGAGCAACGAAATCAGCCTGAGGATCCAGCAAGTCAAAGTGCTGAAACAGAGGGATGTGAATGA